GATCCGCGATCGCGAGACCTCCCTCGCCGGAGATCGTGATCGCGGTGAGGATCTGATCAGAGTTGCGGAATGTGCTCCACACTTCGACGGAGAACTGAGTCGTCGTTAGGACGAACCCGAGGGCCTTCACGCGCGGGAGGACGATCACGCGCTCGAAGAGCTGTCCCCCGAAAAGCTCTTGAACGGCGCCGGTGAGAGCGTGATGAACGAATGCGATCGTCGGTTGAGTTCCGCGCGCGAGTCCGAGCTCGGTCGAGGGAAACGAGATCGGCCACGTCGTGAGCTCCGCGGTCGCGGCCGCGATGTTGCTCGAGCGGCCGTTCGGCGTCGCGAGGAGCGCGGCGTTCGTGAGATCGGTTCCGGGGAAGTCGGCCATTTTTTCCTATAGCTTCTAGGCGAGAGCTGCTCGCGCCGGCGAGCTGACCAGGTCGAAGGCCTCGGAGCATCTCACCCGCATAAACACTAGAGTTCTTTCGCGTTCGCTCATAGCTAAACCTTGAGGACCGCGAAGGTCGGAAACATCATGTAATTGTCCGAGCCGATCGTATAGATCGCCCCCGGGACGAATCCGTTCCCGACGCCGTTCGAGAAAAAAATCGTCGGGAGCGAACCGATCAGCGAGAACCCGCCGGCGTCGGCCGTCGATCCGTCGCGACCGACCCACCACAAAACGGGGAGCAAGTTCACGCGGCCGTCGAGGACCGAGGTTTGCATCCACTGGAAGGGTTGAGGATTCGAGCCCGCCGAATACGGTCCGACCGCGTATCGAGCGATCGAAGTCGCCGGGGGTTGAAAGCCGACGACAGAGCTCGAGCCGTTCCTTCCCGTGAATCCGCTGTTCGGGTCGGTGATGTCGCCGATCGGGATCCACTTCCCGACAAACGAGTCAGAGTCGCATCGGACAAACGCGGCCGCTCCCCCCTGCGGATCGGCGTCGTGAGCTCCTGGACAGTACGAGGTCGCGTTATAGCCGGCCTCGTTCGGTGTCGGCGCCCCATTCGCGGCGAATACGCCGCAAGAGGACGCGAGGAAGTACGGTCCCCCCGTCCAGGTCCCACACTTTTTGAGCGACGTTCCGAAAGCGAGATATTCGAAGAGTCCGGGAGTCTTCTCGAGCACACAAACGAAATTGTTATTCGACGCGTCGGTGAAAAAGTAGTACGCCGAAAAAGGTCCCGCGGAAAGATTCATCCCGACGCCGACCGCGTTCGTGGTTCCGTTCGCGAACGGGGGGTTCGTCGGTTGCGAGTTCCAAAGCGCCGACCCGTTGAATCCGTCGGAGAGGTAGAGAAAAAGCGCGTAGCCGGTGACCGCCTGGACCGCAAACGCGGCCGAGCCGACGGTCGCGCATAGGTGCGCGTAGACGGCGCCATTGTGAAGATGAGTCTCCCATCCCGAGCCGTCGGCCACGTTCTTGTCGGAGGTCCAGCCGTTCGCGGCGAGAAACGTGTTTATTTTCTGGAGGAGATCGACCGGCGACGCCGGCGTTCCCGTCTGGTATGCCATGAGCTCTGCACCCCTCTTTAGCTAAGTTGGACCGCGAAGTAATCGGTCTTCGTCGTCCGTTCCACGTTTTGAACGACGAGCCAGGAGATCCCGGCGATCGTGATCGTGTTCCCGGCCGCTTGAGCGAATCCGGTCGTCGCGCCGACGCCGTCGAGCTCGCCGTAAATGTTTGAGCTCGCGGATTCATGGAGCACGATCGGGAGGACGCTATATCCGCCGTCGAGGTTCGGTCGCCAGTCTTGCATCCCGCCCCCGACCGCGTCCTCGTAAGGCCAGATTCGCCCTAGACTGAGTTCGCTCGGATACGAATCGAATCCGCGCCACACGCCGGTCGAGAGCCGGAGTCGAAGCTGAGATCCGGAGTCGGCCTGTCTCGTCGGGAGTCCGATCGAAAAATTCCGGAGTTCGTTTCCGGAATATGACCATCTCCAGTTGTTCGATCCGACCGCGGGCTCGCCCGAGATCAGTCCGCCGTCCCACGCCATCGAGCCCCCGACGACGAGCGGATAAGGGAACGACCCAGGCGAGCAATAGCAGTTCATGAAACCGAGATACCCGACGACGTTCACGGTCGAGATCTGAGCGACGACGATCACGCGCCGGCCGTTTGCGACAAACCAAAACGGGATCGAGGAGTCCCAAAGATTGAGAACCGGCGACGGAACGCTTTGAGCCGGCCCGCCGAGATAGTTCGGTTGATTCTCGAACGTGAGAGCCGAATCGAACGCGGTGAATCCGCCTAGTCTCCAGTTGTAATAGTCGCCGCTCGAGTTCGAAAAGGTTTTGGCGCCGACGATGATCTGATCGAGGTTCCCGTTCCCGGGAGCTTGCCATATCATCTCGACGCTCGCGGTCCGTCGAAGCGAGGTCCAGGGAGGAGTCGTCGAGACGGTGAACGCATCGGTCGCGACGAACGCGGTCCCGCCGGCCGTGATCGTGAAGTTGATTTTCGTCGACGCGAACGCCGTTCCGACGGTCCCGGTCCCGATCGCGCCGGACGAGGACCCGACGACCGCGAAGTGAGTCGCGTCGGTGAACGTGATCGTCACGACCTCGGCGACGGACGCGGATCCGCCGATCAGTCCGGCGATCGTTCCGTTCCCGGTTCCGACGAATGCCGGCGCGAGCGTCATCCCCTGGGACGTGAGAAACGTGTCGAGCTGATTGAGCAAGTCGGCGTAATCGGTCGCGGTTCCAATTTGAAAACTCATGTTTAAGTCCCTCGCGAGATCGCTTTTGATACCGCTCTCGGATTGTTCCCGACGTGAGCGAGGACGACTTTCCCCGCCTTTTTTGTCGAGAGATGTTTGAGGACCAGTCCCTCGGCGAGATCGAGACCGATGTTCACGTCGACGCCGTCGGAGCGCGTCCCGGTCTGTACGAGCCCGCCCTCGGCGAACCTGGGGACCGACATCCCGCGGATCCCGGGGACGTGAAGTCCGCGGTTCATTCTCGCGAACGTGTCGACGCCCCAGTCGTGGACCGCGGCCGCGCGAATGACGAACTCTCCAGTCGAGAGTCGCGCCGGGATCGAGTCTGACGTTCCCGTTCCTGGGCCCGTGATTAAACCGCCGGCCGCGCTTCCTCCGGCCGCTGCGCTCGTCGAGTTCGCGACTATCAGCGTATCGGCCGCGGCCTGGAGAGCGGCCGCGCTCACGCCCATCGGAATAGCGGCCGTTCCGATCGCCGCTCCGCCGGTTGTGAGAGCCGTCCCCGCGGTGATTAGCGGAGCTGCTTGAGCCGCTCCCTTCGCGGCCGCGGTCGCGACCCCGCCGGCCGCGCTTTGATCCTGTCCCGTGACTAACTGGACCGCTTTTTGCCAAAGGATTTGTATGAGGAGCGCGGCGACGATCTTCTGGATCGAGCCGACGACCGATTCCGCGAGTTTACTGAACGCATCCCCGACGCTCTTCGCTTGATCGATCGTCGAGCCGAGGAAGGTCGTGAGGTCGCCTTTGACCGCCGAGGACGCCTGATCCTCGAACGACTCGAAGTTTGCGCTCGCTTTTTTCGCCGACTCCGCGAGCTTGTCGACCGACCGCGAATAGTCGTCGGCCTGTTTGACTTGATCGGGAGTGATCGCGGCCGCTCTCATTTGAGCGGCGAGACCCTGGAGGACGGGGATCCGCTGTTTCTCGAGCTCGGCGATCTTCGCCTCGGCGACGACCGCGATATTCTTGAGCCGGATGTCCTCTTCGTCCGCGGCGAGACTCGCGGTCGCGTCCTGCCCGCCTTGTTTCATCCCGGAAAATTGCGCTTGCTGAGTCGACGCCGCTTTGAACTTCGCGACCATCGCGTCGACCTCGTCCGGAGCGATCCCCGCTTTCTTGAGCTCCGCGGCCATCTGCAGCGCTTCCGCGGCGATCCGCTCGGTCGCCTGATCGAAGCGGTTCCCTTGAGCCTGGGCGATCTTCGCCTGCCAATCGAGAGCCTTTTTATTGTCCTCGTCCTGTTTTTTCGCTCCCTCGTTCTGGAGCTGTTGCTGCTCTTTCTCGGAGTTCACTTTCAGGATCGCGATTTTACTCGCGAGATCCGCGGCCTTCGTTTGCTGCTCGATCTCGCCGGCCTTGTCCTTCGTCGGAGCGGCCAGGACGCGCGATCGCTCGGCCGTGAGTGCGTCGATCTCTTTCTGTGACGAGGCGAGAGCGAGCTCGCGCTTTTTGTCGTAATAGGACGCGGTCGACTCGAGTCCCTTCTCATAGTTCGCCTCGTTGTCCTGATCCTCTTTCGCATGCTGTGCTTTGAAAAGCGCGAGCTCGTTTCCGAACCCCGCCTCGATCTGGGCGAGTCGCGCTTTGTCGATCTGATCTTTGAGAGTCTTCGCTTTCTCGGCCGCGGTTTTATCTTCCTCGTCTTTGTCGGCCATCGCTTTCTGCTCGAGCCCGAATTGTTGATTCTGCAGGTTCGTGAGCTTCGATTGTGCGTCGCCGAGGTTCGCTTGATCGGTCCCGGTGAAGGTCGACGTCGCGCCCCC